CACCTTCACATTGACCTGACGCGCTGCAAACCGGACATCAGTCGGGTTGGCTGCCGTGTATGGCCCAAATGTGGATTGTGTCCCAGTGGGGTAATTGCGGGTTTTGAATGAAACCACCGCCTCACCCAGTGTCTGCTCATCTGGCACAACTTGCCTCACAGACATGATGTTGTCGCCATTGCCCAATTGCACTGGCCCAGACTCAGCGTAGACGCTGGCGCTGTCATAGGCAAAGCCAACCTCATGCTCGTAGACGTAACCATCGGTTGACACGGCCATTGGGTTGGTGAACACTCCGGCATCAGTGCCAGCAGTTCTGGCCAATGTGCCTATGTTCCAGTGGTTTTCTCTGTAGTTGAAAGTGCAATAGCTGTCATTCTCATTGCTGCCACTGCTTGGGTAATACCACCAAATCTCACCATATTGGCTGTTGTGGACCGCATAGACCTTGGATGACTGATTGAAGTTCATATTGCCAAAGACATAGTCGGACACATCGCTTGGTAGAGGCTTGACATATCCGTCATAAATCCAAAAGCCTGCCTTGCTCATCCAAATGGCAGCAGTGTCAATGGCCGCCACTGCTTGGGCTGAAATGAGACCGCAGCCGCTTCCGGCCTTCTCAAAGCCATAGACAAATGGAGCGCCAACATATTGCGCTGTATGCACATCGACATCGGTAAACAAGAGGTTTATACCCTTGACCCGCTTGCCGGCAATGAGAGTGCCAGGCGTTGCAAGCTCATAGTCGCCTGCCTGGTTGTCGCCAGCTGGGGTCCAGACTGTATTGTTCTCTTGGTCGCACCATTGGACCTTGCGTGGGTTTCCACCAGCGCCAAGGGCAAACATGATGCGCTCGGCAGTCACCATGACCGCCTTGTTGCTCGTTGGGGCATTGGTGATGACAGCTGCGAGTGTGGGGGTTGTGAAACCCAGTTGCCACTCATAGAGCTTGCCATCGGCATTGGAGCAAGCAATCAAATACTGGCCCCATGTATCCATTGACCATGTGGTGGCCGGAGTAATTGCACCCAAATCGGGTCTGGCCACACCATAGCTGAATTTGCCATAGTCGCTGTAGCCGTAGCCGGTCTTGACAATGGCATCAGCCACACCGGCTGTAAAACCAGTCGGGGTGATTTCCTTGATCGTGCCAGACTCGCTCATGGCATAGAGCTTGGTGTGCGTGCCAATGCCGGTAAATCGTGTCGCGCTATTGTCGCGCCAGCTCAAGAAGCCTCGGCACATCCCGCTGATCTGAGTGCCAGAGCGCTTTCTCCAGCCACCCATGGGCCGCAAAGTGTTCTCGTACCAGCGCACAAGGTTTGCGTCATACCACCGGCCTGCTGACTGGTACTCAGTGCCGTTTCTGTAAATGCCTGGGGGGAGTTTGAGGGGTATATACATGGCAGTGTTTAGGTAATGTTTGAGACAAATGTCATTGTCGCAATAAGTGATGCCGTTGAGGGGTAATTTCCTGCGGCAGCATAGGCTTGAATGCTCACCTGAGTGCTGTCAGTCTCCCACCATAACTCGACATAATCATTTGCGTTCAAACTCAAAAAGTAATTCCAGCCGACCAGTGTGTGGCCATTGACAGACCCGTGCTTGCTTGGCACTGCAAAAAATCCAGTTGAGCCAGTGACCACAGTCCCATTGATCTTGAGCCAGACCCTTGCGTCATGGTCCTGAGAGTCAGTGTTCTCAAACTGTCCAGACCACTGCAAATTCCAAATGCCAGCATCGACCGCTGTGATCCGTGAATTGCTTGCGACACTCACGCCATTGGCGTAGTCGGTCGTATTCAGTGTCATGGCATAGGCCGTGTTGGCCGCTGCCGCTGTTTGGTCTGCTGTGCTTTGAAAAGCCCCATAGGGGTTGTTCATAAACTTGCCGCCTCTTGGTCCAAACAGAGACCCCAGCACTGTGGTCAGCTTTCTGAAGTAACCATTCAAAGCGCTGTAGTTTTCATTCAAGTGCCTGCGCTCATACGCTTCTGGGGGGAAACCCAGACTCGGTATCGATGGAGTCTCTAATTGTTGCTGCTTGGTGGCCATGGCTAATTATGTCAGGACAGACAGGGCATGGTTGATGTGCTTGATGCGATCATCGAGGCCAATAAACCCGCCATTGATCTTTTTGGTCATGGTCCGATAGTCTTGGTTGTCTGCATACTGGTTGAGCTTGTGGGTGTCCCAGAACCATCCGGCAGTCAGCGCAGCATACTGGGGCGTGGCCACCAGCTCCGGCTGCATGATCAGGTCCACACCCAGCGCCTTGCCAGCATGGTGGTAGTTCGCAGACCCTGTGAGCTGGATGCATCCTCGGCCTCTAAATCTGTACCCATCACCACTGGCCTCGTCTCGGTTGCCCATTCGGCTGCTGTAGACAGTGTTGGCAATGAGCTTGGGATTCTTGGCACACATCTGGGCCTTGGCCGCATCAAAGCGCTTGGGCCAGAGCTTTTGCAGTGCTTCGGCTCTGTAGTTCAAGTTCTCTTCAAGGATTCTGAAATTGCCGCATTCATGGCCGCACTGGCCGATAAAGGCAGCCTGACGCAATGGCGTTGAAATGTCAAAGCGCTGGAATGTTTCGTTGAGCGCATCGACCCACTCTGGGCCAATGTGCAGCTTGGCCAGTTGATCGCTATTGACCATTGACAATTCTCCTTACTTCTTCGTAGGCGCTGACGCAGGCGTTGAGCTTGGTGATGGCTTTGTCTCCATCGGCTGCGATATCGATAAGAGCTTCGATAATCTGTCGCTCAGATTCGGCTTGAGGGGGATCGATGGGTTGTGGATTTCCAGTGGCAATGGTGGCACTTGGACTGGCTTGTGGACAACTTGGGGTTGGGAGCCGCAGCCGGCCAGTCCTAGCAAGCTCATGCATAGCAGACTGTTTCTTGACAATATCATCTTGGGCCTTTCTGAGTTTCGTTTCTTGATCAATCAATTTAGTGCCAAGCTCTGCCTCTTTGGCTCTGGCCTCTTCATTCTTTTGGGCAATGGCCAGCTTCATGTCATTGTCCCTGTCTGTCCATCCATAGTGATAGCCGCCTTTGTATGAGCCAAGCAGGGCAATGCCCACAGCAAATGCAATCCAAGGGAGTGGTATTCCAAACATTATTCTGCCTCCTGTCTGGCAGCTGCCAGTTGAATGCGCTCATGGTCATCCTCAAGATGGTCCGGTGGCGTGTCTGGTGGTGGACCAGGAGTCCAAGACTCATCAAGCTCTGGGTTGGTCCATGTGGGCATGGCGCCAAAGGGCTGGGATGGGATGCCGTTGGTCTTTGCGTTAAAGCCGTGATTGTTGCTGTAGCCGTATTGCTGGCCATAGCCTTGCATGGGCTGGCCTATGCACTGGCCCATCGGCTGCATGGACTGCTGGCCACCAAAAGCCTTGGCAGCAGACCCCACGGCCTTTTTGCCCATCACCGCACCAATGCCGCCAACAATCAATAGAACGATATCGTTCAGCATCTTTGTATAAGCCTGGTCAATGGGGGCCATTGATTTGATGGGCTGGGTGACAAAGGTCACTGAGTACAAAAGAGCCACCACAATGAAGCAAAGAATGCAAGTGACCGCAATGACCACAAAGCCCCAGACTCTGACCTCGATCTCGTCAGGGGTTAGATTTTGCTTCTGGCTGGACATCATTCACCTTCTTTTCAAGTATGGGTGCGACCAAGTATTCTGGACACATCTGGGTAAATAAGCACTTTGGCTTCTGACACTCTGGTGCGTGGAAATGGTCAGGATTCTGGCACTTGTACCGGTATCGGTCTTCGCAGCCAGTCAGCAGTAAAAGAAGCAATAGATATCTCATTTGCCTAATCCTATCCTACCCAACAGTAAATTAACGATGCGGTCCGAGAGGTCATCCGGCAAAAACTTCAAGAAGCCCAGGAACCATAATGCCACTACCCCATAAACGAATATCTTGAGGCAAAGGTCAAAGGTCTTCTGATATTCATTCACCGACCACACCTTTTGGTGGTATCGCAAAACTCCATGAGTTCATAGATACCAATTCCGACCAGGAACAAAACAAAAGCCACACCGCCAATGATCATGGCCAGCTCATTCATCTCTTCTTCTTTCTTTTTGGCCGCCTTCTCTGCCTTCTCTAAAGACCTCAATTCCCTTGCATCATCAATGTCCATCTGGTCCTGACGGGCCTTGATCTTATTCCAGACATCGACCTTACCTGTGGTCATAAAGAGCATCTTTAACTCTTCCTCAAAGGCTCTGGCCTGCTCCAGTGCCATCTCAATCTGGAGGGCGGTTCCCATGTTGGAACCTTTGCTCTTCTTTGCTTCGATGAGTGCCTTGGTGGCCGCACTCTTGGCATCGAACATCTTGCCAATCATTGGCGCGAGTGAGCCAAGGTCGGATGCGACCTTGCTGGCCTTCTTGACCATGCTGATGGCGTTTTGTATCCCTGCCAGGGCTAACATCGGGTCCATGATTATTTCCGTTCAACCTTTTCCCACTTGATGCAGACAACCCTCCGATTGTAGACATCACCGGTCCATGTCCACTTGACGCATCTGTACTCGATGGCCGCTAATAGGACCAGAGCATAAATCATGGCCAAAACAAAATGATGACAAAAAAAGACCATGCAATGGTCAGAACAAGCAAGGCCGCAGCAATCAATGCCACGGCCCAGTCTCTCATAGCCCGAATATCTTCTTGACGAATTCGGCAGCAACACCTGGTCCAAACAAGACCGCAATGATCACCGCATACAAAAGATATTCAATCTTTGTCATGCGCTTGTCGCCATCGCGCAGTGACCGATCAATGTTGTTGTATCTCTCTAAACAGATCGCTTCATGCACGGCAAGCCTTTTGTCAACATCGGCATCCATGATCACTCAGCAGCTGGTGCTTCTTTAGGAACTTGCGCTTCAGCCTGTTCTTTAATCTTTACGATAAGAGGCCACACGCCACTACTAGAGGGCAACTGCCCCAAAGTCTGTAATACAAAGTTAATCTCGTTAACGTCTAACTCTAATTTCATGCTGCACTCCAAGGCAAAGCAGGAGTCACCACAGGCGGGTTAATCTGCGCTTGCAGTTGAGCCTCTACAGCCGCTTCAGTGGCAGACTTGTCCACTCCGTTGGCATAGCACCAATCAAGCACCTGAGACTGCGTTAAATCAGCGTATGGCGTGAATGAGCCAGCAGTCAAAGGCACTGAGCAAGTGGAATAGATAGAAGCGTTGTACGTTCCGTCAGTCCCAGAGCAAGTCCAATGACACACAATTACTGTGTCAGGGTTTGTCTCAGTTGTTGAGCAATCCATTGCTGTGATAGTCCAAGTTATTGTGTTCATACTGTTTCCTTTAAAGTTGATTGCTGTTGTTTATAGTGAAAAAAACAATCTTTAATTCTGTTTTGCCAACATGGGCATGGGTCTTGATATTGGCACTCTTTGTTATTGCACCATACACCTGTAGGTGATGAACCCATTGTTTCTTGCTTGCATTCAGGACAGTTAGTCATGTCAGTCCTTAAAGATTAGCGGCAGAAAGACGTGCCTTGAGTGATTCAATGATTGCTTGTTGTTCTTGGATGCACTTCATCAGCGCATATTGCAAATCTGTTTGGTAGATTGCTTTTAATGGAACACCATCTTCAGGAGTTTCACCAAATCCACTAGCATCAACCAATTCAGGGGCAACGGCTTCAACTTCTTGAGCAATACATCCCAAGTTCAGCAAGTCATCAGTTTGGTTTTTATACTTAAATGTGCGAACAGGAATTGCACATATTTTTGCAAGGTAGCCACCCGCATTTTGAATATCAGTCTTAACTCGTTGGTCAGACAAGTTGGCATTATTTGCTGAATAGTTGGCAAGACCACCATCAGCCCTAATATCGGCTCTAGTTGCCGAACTATCAGCACAACGCAACAAATAAAAACTTGCAGAGTTAGATGCAACAGCCGTTGTTTGGATACGCAAACCATAACAATTGCTTGAGGATGTATTATTTATTTGTGCGGCAATATCATTAGAATTGTTTTTTGATAATGTATGAACTGAGCCGCTTGTAACCCCCACCAGCAAGTCACCCGCTGACGTTATTCTGGCTCGTTCTGTTGCAGTTCCATTTTCTGTTGTCCAGAACTGCATATTTGCATCTTGTGTAGATGCAGTAGTTGTCCAAGTTGCTTCTTTGACTACGGCAATTCTTCCACCTTCTACCAATGCACCAGTATTTAATGAGTGGTAATAAGTAAGGGATGTTCCTGTTCCTGAACCGCCACCGCTTCCATTTGTTAAACGCACAAGTTCTGCTGTGCTTCCTGATGTGCCATCAAATGCAGGATTCAATCTAACCGCAGGACTTGTAGTGCCTATTCCAAGGTCACCATCGGCATCTAGCGTCATTGCTTGGGTAAAGGAGATAGCGTTTCCTGCTGTGCCTGATGCGGCATTAAACCACTCATGCGCACCTTGATTTTGTCTGTAATTAGCGGCAGGGCCAGACCTGTAATAAAGCCAGTTTGTATTATTGTTGTATGCGTTGCTAGTAAAGTGCGCAAAGTTTGAACCAGTCGCCCCCGATGTATAAGACGATACAGATGCTCCAGTGTTGGCGAACTGGAACGCACGGAAATCGCCACCCCAAGCACTCGGTGTAACACCAAGCCCTAGATTGCCTGCGCTGTCGA